GGAAGCGAACGCGGGCGGTTTATCACGCTGCCCGGGGCCGACGCGAACGACGCCAAGCGGCACCAGTGTGCCGCCTCGCACATTACGCAGATCATCGAGAAGTTCCATTTGGACCAATTTGGCTTTCGGAACTTTAAAGGCTGCACTGTGACGGGGCGTGCCAAGAAGGTGGCGAGGTTCGTCGCGTCTTCGTCCGACGACACAGTCGTCATTGGGTACGATAAGTCCAGCAATGATCGCACCTGGAACCACCGCAAGTGGGAGCAGTATGAGAACTACTCCATGGCGATGGCGAACGTGCTGGCGACAGCGTATTTTGACGACAAAGTCGGAGCTTTGCTCGAAGCCGACTCGCACCACGCCCGCATGATCGAATGGCGCGGCGTCTACCTCACGGTGGCAGCGGAAATCCAATATTGGTATCTCATGTCTGCCGTGGGTCCGACCAGCCTGTGCAACCGCATGGGGGGTGACGTGTCCGTTGGGGCCGGAATCCTCCAGGTTGCTGGCCAGGAAGCCTATCAGGCCTGGTTGCTTTGGTGCAGCGGCGCCGACGCTCACGTGTGGGAGGATGCTCCCGAGTCGCTATTCCCCCATCTCAGTGATGGGATTTTGGTCAAGGAGAACGCGACGGAGGGCTTCGCCCACATGAATGAGGGTGATGATACGGTCGTGCGAATCGTGCGTCGCAAGAACGAGACCAACTCAGCGGCGGTCTCGAGGTTTACGGTGGGGATCAACACCGCCACCGGCGAAGCATGGGAGCCGGCGTTCGTCAACGAAGAGCACTTGGACAAGCACGGGGGCGCACGCTCCTGTGTTGAAGTCACTTCGTTGATCGTCGCGCAGGCGTACGACCCGGAAACCGACGAAGTCACCCACGCATTTGTCCCCAAGCCGATCAAGCGGCTCGACAAACTCGCGTGGACCCTCTCGGCGGCATTGAAAGTGGCAGAAACGCCCGCGGGCAAGGTCGGTGTGCTCGATCACACCTACTACCGCCTCAACGCAACCAGGTGCCTGTCGATGTGTCTGGAGATGGGCCAGGCCCTCTTCACGCGACAGGTGTTGCTGAGGACCGCGGAGTATCACTTGCAAGAGCTCCGCAAGTTGCCACGAATCAAGAATGGAGATGTTCCGCTCTACGGGGATCGGACGATGGAATCTCGCAAGCTTCCGGAGGCGACCGGATTCATAGGCGAGAGCATCGAGAAGGCGTACGAGAAGATCTCAGCCTTCATCGCCCGTGTCAACGTGGATGACGACATGTGCCTCGAGGCCAATGCCAATGCATGGTGCCTCGCGTGCCCCGCTTTGGCGCGCGACGGCAAGGCACTTCGACGCAAGCTTCGTGATCTGGACGCGGTCGCAGCCGCGATCACTATCACGCAAGACCACATCCACGACCCCGTATCATACCTCAGCCTGTTCGACCTGGGCATGCTGGAGCAGTGCTTCAAGGTGACTTGTCAGCGCCTTGAGCGCGCCACGTCTGAGAGGGACCCAGTCCCGCTCGACGTGCTCCGCGACAGCCTACAGGCGAGTGTGTCAGCCGCAGGACAGAGAGTAGCCGCAAAAGCTCAGAGCCAACC